GTCAAGGCTCTGGTCGCTTCCATACCCGCTAAAGGGTCGCAAGACTGTCACCTTCAAGCCTTCGTTGCGGGCATACTGCGCAAGCATTTCACCGGATAATTTCGCCCAACCATAAGTGAAATCAGGGGTGCGAATGTGAGCGAGGTTTATATCCCACTCTTTGAGGCTCTGCTTGTATTCAGCTCGCTGAAGGTAGATTGGATAAGCAGCCGATGATGAGAAATAGACAATGTGACCAGGGCGAGTGCGAAGCGCCCATTGGAAGAGGTCGGCATCAATGGCGAGGTCGGCGGCAACTGCCAAAGGATTGCCTTCAATAGTGGCTCTGCCACCGACAATCGCCGCGAGATGAATGACGAGATCAAACTTGGTGTCATCGGTAGCGAAGAAATCACGAACATCGGTGCCATTTTTGATGTCAATGCCGGTGATGTGATTGTTCTTGCTATCAAGCAACTTCTTGAAGTTAGTGCCGACAAAGCCTGCGTCACCTGTAATCAGAATCTTCATTTCCCCCACCTGTCGTGTTCATATTGGTATTTGTCAGAGCCACAGAACGCTCTCTGAGCGTCGCGGTCAATTGCAAAGACGAAACTATCATCTGCCATCAGCGCAGCGCCAATGTGTGACAAAGGCGTAGGTGCGTCAAAGGCGATGCTTGTGCGAATAGAGTCGCCTTCAATGACTGTTTCATAGAACGGATCGTGAATCAGGCTTGAGGTGACGATGAGTGGATAGATATGGCTTGCCAATAAATCTTGGTCAATCGTGTAGTAATTGGAGCCGTCCCTGTGAGTAAGAATAAGGTTTTCCATGAATCGCAACTTGGCAGTCTTGCCTGCGAACATACCGGCAGAGATGGGGTAGTTGTGACCTGTGGGATGGTCTTTGATGATGTGGTAATCAAGACCTGATTGCATCCAATCTTCGTGGGCTATTCGGTCACGATATGACAAGCGAGCATCCACATCTCGACAAATGACCGCCTCAAATTGCGGATCAGAGAAGGCGAAATAACGCCACAACTTGCCATTGTGATCCTCTACCGAGTCCACTTCAACAATCTGCACACCTTTGACGAGCTTGAGAGTGCTAATGATGACAGGGTCAACACTTGCACCGACATAAAAGCGAACTACGAATCCGTCATCGAACGGAAAGTAGCGGGAAGCAAGAATGGCGTTCTTGATTGCCCCTATGGTGTAGCGAGGTTCATTGCCATACAGAGAGAACGCGATGCACTTCATTGTTTGAGGTTCTTGAGCAGAACTTGATAGTCCTCACTCTTGATGTAATTATCAAACATCAATGCGTCGAAAGAATAAACCTCGCGGTCATTGACAGTGCGATAGCCCTCATCCCATTCGGCTTTGCCGGCAATCGGGTGGCAGTGTTCAATGATGACCTGTGGCAGATAGGCAAGATTTCCAAGGTCTTCGCCCAAGTGCTTCCAAAAGTTGTCAAGGTAAAGATGCTTCATCTTCGGTGGCACCATCCCGCCGAGGCTGCGCACAATGGCAGCAGACATCATCACGGCCGTTGGTAATCTCTCGCCTTGAAGAAGGTCGTTGCCATAGGCAAGGCCAGGGCGTGAGCCAATAGCTCGCATCAATGCCACATCCCAATCAGGCGTTCGGAATCTGTGGTCGTCACCAATAAATGTGAAAAACTCATAATCATTGGCATATTTCTTGGCGGCAGCATTGATGGGATAACCCATCCCGCGAGTCTTGTTTTCAATCTCAACAATGTATTCAAGACCGACTGCGCTTCGATAGTCAATCAAGGCATCGTCGTCGGTATCAACGACAAAGAGCAAGTCAGAGCGACACGAGAACTCTTTGTGAGCCTGCAAGACCTCAACTGCATTTTGTGGACGGCCACGAGTAGGAATGAGAATCAGATTTGGTTTTATTTGCATTCTAGTTCCCCCGCAATTGCGCCATAGGCGGATAAGTCAATATAAGAGTCAAGATGCTCAGGTGTTTCAATCAAGCGAGCAATTTTGACTAGGCATAAACACAAAGCGACCTGTGAAGGACTTATCTCAGTTTCAAGATAAGCACTCCACAGGTCTGCAATGCGTTTGTGATTTGTGTATGGGTCGCCATAAATTTCATTGCGATCCGTTGATGTGAGGCGTTTGGCCTCATCTAAGATTTTCCCCCGATGCATTTCTCTACTTACTTCCGCGACCAAATTCTGTCGCTTTAGGATCAATGGCCTTCAATACAGGGCCAATGACTGCGGCCGCAAACGCGGCAACATAATCCTTTAGAGGACGCGATGGGTCTGCGAGATAGAGGGCTGCGACTGCGGCTGCTCCTGCTCTCGCGTAGGTGCTAACAATTGCGATGACTTTGTCTTTGTCGAGCATTTGCACTCCTTGAACTTAGGTCTGCCAAAGCCCACAATGAACACTGGCAGAGATGGCTTGAGTTTGCCACGATTCTTGACCTTGTAGGCGCGAATCTTACGCGCTACCTGACCTCCGTTGCGTTGGTCGCCCTTGGTGTCGGGGGCGGTGTTTCCTTCAATACAGGTGACGGTGCCATTGGCGTTGACGGCCTCCACGATACCCACGTGAGAAATGCGGTCAATGCCATCGGCAGGAAAGTCAAAGAAGACGATGTCACCTGGCATCGGCTCGGCATCGGCGACTAATTGCCAACGCTTCGCCTCGGCAAATGCCTTTGCCCCTGCCGGTGTGTAGGTGCAATCAGGGATTTTGAGTCCGACTTGCTTGGCACACCAATTGACGAAGGCACCGCACCAAGGTTGATTGGCCTTCTGATACTTTGTTTCATTATCGGCAGGGCCTTCAATGTAGCCGACTTCGGCACCTGCGATGTGGAGAAAATTGTCTAGTTGCTTACTGCACATTATCGCTTCAACGCTTCTTTGACGAGATCGGTGAGGAAATCAACCTTGTCTTCAAGTTGGTTCACCTTATCTCGCATCGAGCTTCCCCCATTCGGTTTCAATTCTGCCAAGTAATGCTTCACGAGCCACTTGATGCCCAAGGCCACAGACCCAAGAATTGTCGTGATAGCAACGGCGAGTGATGCCCAATCCAATGCGGTCATAGTCCAATCACCAAGACTTGAACGACTGTGCTTCCTGATGGCGTCACGCCATAAATGGGATTGTTCTTGCTCTGCAAAGTTATCTTTTCGCCACTGGTCAATTCGAAACCGGAAGTTGTGTTCACATCAGCGTCGCCAAGATAAACCTTCTGACCGCCTGCGGCGTGAAGATGGACTTCTTCTGCCTCGGCAGTATTGTCAACCAAAATGGTTGGTGTGGTTGTGACTGTGACTTGGCGTGTGGAGATGCCCATTGAAACTCCTAGAAATGACCCCGAAGACGATTGTTATGAAAGAAGAAGTGCCGCTTCCTCGGCTGTAATGCCTAATTTCTTGAGCAATGCCTGACGAGCCGCTTCCTTGGCTGCCGCCTCAGCTTCGGCCGCTTTACGATTAGCCTCTGCCTGTGCCGCCGCCGCCTCTAGGTCAGCGATTTCCTCAGCAGTCAATGGAACGACAGTCGTTTCCCCTGTGCTGCAATCTACGATTACTTTATCCATTATTGCTCCTTATGTGTTCTTGATTCCGTATAGAAAGAACGAACTACCTGCTACGAAGTTAGTTTCTGCATCAATATAAATTGAAGTGATTGCGGCATTACCTCGCCACAGACCTGCGCTTATACCTTCCGCTTCTATGGTTGCTCCAACATTGCTTTCAGCAATTCCAAAAGTTGAAAAAGGAATAGAAGAGGTTGAAGTATAATTTGGAATATACATCTCAAATGGACTGAAAGCATTTGCAGTTGCAGTTGAACCACTCCCTGAAGGATATGATTCAATTATTGTTACGTTGCCCGATCTTGTTGATATTGCGGTGTTTCCATTGTTATTGCGCAAAACTGTTCTTGAATAGACTGCAGTCGATACACCATTGAATTGCAGCACTAAAAACGATTGTGCAACACCATTGTTGTTGTCTCGTATATTTGCTCTCAGCAGTAAATCTGTGTAAGTTTGCGGAATTGACGAAAAAGTAAAATCTGTTGCCAACCCAGTCAATGTGTTTGATGCAATTAGAGAGAATGTATTAGCCATAGTTAAGCCTCCAGTATTCCGTAGAGTGTGGCACTGAAACCAGCATTGATAGTATAACCA